TGAAGAAGCGATCGAGGATAACTTGTATGACAGACTTGCGTCTAGATATACAAAAGCATTAGCTAGATCCATGGCAAACACAAAACAAACAAAAGCGGTAGATCCACTATTAAACGGTTTACCAGGTGTAGGAACATTTACATCAGGTGACGGAGTGAGTTTATTTAATACAGCTCACCCAACAATAGCTGGAACTGTGTCTAACACATTAGCTACACAGGCTGATCTAAACGAAACATCTTTGGAGCAATCTCTAATTGATATTGCAGCATTCACAGATGAGAGAGGCCTAAAAATTGCAGCAAGAGGAGTGAAAATGATCGTTCCTTCTGAGCTACAATTTACAGCTGAGAGATTGATGAAATCTCAAGGTAGAACATCTACTGCTGATAACGATATCAACGCAATCGTTTCTATGGGAATGGTTCCTCAAGGATACAGAGTGAACAATTTCTTAACCGACACAGATGCGTTTTATCTTATCACTGATGTACCAAATGGTATGAAGTATTTCGAAAGAACACCTATCAGAACAGCGATGGAAGGTGACTTCGATACTGGAAACGTCAGATACAAAGCTAGAGAGAGATACAGATTTGGTGTCTCTGACTACAGAGGTATCTTTGGTGTTGAAGGTTCATAATACCTAATAAATTTAAGGCGGGACACAATCCCGCCTTAATTATTCCATAGAAAGAAAAAATGCGTCCCCAACAATTCAGAGTACAAATTTATGCATATCAATACAAAGCAGACTTTGTTATAATCTCTGTTGATGGCCCATTAGATATCGAAAATGCCATAGTTGACAAACTAGGAAAGGGTGATATAAAATGGGAGTATCTTGGAGAAATGATGGACCCCAAGGTAAAAAGAATAACCTATGAGGAGGTTATTAATGGAGGCGATAATGCAACACCTAGACAGCCTATACTCTCAGAAGAGAGTGTTGGACCTTCAGTGGGAGCAGGAGCATCTGAAAGAGGGTAGATATACTCTCAACATGGTTAAGATCGACAAAAAAGTCAAACAAGTTCTTACCGACATAAGAGCATCTGAAGCAGAAAAAGCTCATATGAAAAATAGAATAGAAGATGCAGCTCCTCAAGTTTCTGTAGCTACTTAATAAAAAGCTACATCGTTGGAAAAACCAATCCACATTACAGGCCCTCTTGCGCTCTATTTAAATCTAGTATATATATTAAACACTATACAATTATTTAGAACATAGACCCGTATAGTGGACGGCCTAGAGACTATGTTCAAAAAAAACTAGGAGGATAATAATATGGCAAATACTACATTTGATGGACCAGTAAGATCAAAAAATGGTTTTCAATCAATAGGACCAGGATCAACTGTTGCGCTAACTGCAGCTACAAATTTAACTGTAGCAGCTCACGCCGGCAGAATTATTACTATGGACCCTGTTGGAACACCTACAGCAATTACTTTACCAGCGATCGTTGGTGGAGCTGATTCAGCATCTGCAGGACCAGGGAGTGATCCAAACAACCCAAGCACAATAGGTACAACTTTTGAAATTCTTTTCATTGATGAATTCACTGGAACTATTTCAACTGATGGAACTGACAAGTTTGTAGGTTCAGTTATGGTTGGTGTTGATGATGGATCTAAAAAAGCTTTCGTACCTGCATCTAGTAATGATGTTGTAAACCTAAACGGAGAAGCTGGAACTGGTAACGCTACTAAAGGTGGCTTAATCGGATCTAGAATCAAGTTTACTGCAACTGCGGAAAATACTTACATGGTTGAAGGTTTATTAATTGGTGACGGCACAATCGTTACACCTTTTAGTAACTAATAAATAATTATATGTGGGCCTTCGGGCCCGCATAAAATTTTAAGGAGAAAAATATGGCAACATTCGGATCATCACAAGATTGTTTTAATGCGAACGTCACAACAGAAAATAAAATTGTAAAAAGTGGGAGAACAAGAGCTTTAGGACTTGTATTAAATACAACCGCTTCTTCAGGGGATTTTCATTTAAAAGATGGTGGAGCTTCTGGGACAGTAAAATTTAAATACAAAACAAGTGGAGTTACATCTGGAGGTAATCCAATTGTAATTAATTTTCCTGCACCTATTTTATTTACAACAGACTTATGTGTAGCGTTTACTACGGAACATGTAACGGTTTGCTCTGTATTTTTTAACTAGGAGGCAAAGTGGCTTTTTCAGGCACAAGCACATTCGAAAAATTTCTTTCGATCGATGATATTATAACTGAGTCTTATGAAAGATTAGGATTCTTTGATTATTCTGGTAATGATTTAAGATCAGCTAGACGTTCTTTAAATATAATGTTTCAAGAATGGGATAACAGAGGTCTACATTTTTGGGAAGTTGCAAGAACTGCAATTACATTAACCTCTGGTCAAAATGAATATACATTATTTAGATCACCGTCTGACGGAAAAGGTAACGGAATAACTACAACTTTAACTAGCACTATTTTATCTACAGATACAACCATCCCTGTTGCATCTACAAAAAATATGAATCCTACAGGTAAAATTAGAATTAATGATGAAGTAATTATTTATACCTCTATTTCTGATAATAATATAATTTGTCAAGCTTCTGGTCGAGGAGCAGACGGAACTACGGCCTTTGGTCATTTAAGTGGAAATGCGGTTACAAATTTTGTTGATATGGTTTCAGATGTTCTTGAAGCTAGTTTTAGAAATGAAAACGATGTAGACACACCATTATCAAAAATTAATAGATCACAATATCAAGCTTTTTCAAATAAAGTTGCTACGGGGCAGCCTTCACAATATTTTGTTCAAAGATTTATAGATAAGGTTACAATAACTTTATATCTAACACCAGGTGATACGCAGGCTGGTAAATTTATTTATTTTTATTATGTAAAAAGAATTCAAGATGCAGGTAAATATACTAATGAAGCAGACGTTGTTAACAGATTTGTGCCGTGTATGTGTGCAGGTTTAACTTATTACATTTCTATGAAAAAAGCTCCACAAAGAACTCAAGAAATGAAACTATATTATGAAGACGAATTACAAAGAGCGTTACAAGAAGATGGATCACCTGCGAGTGTTTACATTTCACCTAAAACCTATTATCCGGAGATATAATGTCTAAATTTGCAAAAGGTAAATATGCGCTAGCAATATCTGATAGAAGTGGTCAAGCATTTCCTTGGAGAGAAATGGTGACTGAATGGAATGGTGCTTTTGTTCATTTATCAGAATACGAAAGAAAGCAACCACAATTAGAACCAAAACCTTTTGTAGCTGATCCACAAGGATTAGAACAAGCAAGACCTCAACGTTTTCCATCTGATCAAATAGGTGGTGGAAATATGGTGGCTAACTTAACATTACCTGGAGATTTTGCTTTTCAAGACACTAGCAATAATAGTATGGTGCCTGAAAATCCATCATCTATAAATAGAAAAAGAGAGGCTACGGCAACTCTTGGAAATGTGACGGTAACAACATAATGACATACGCAGAATTAGTACAAAAAATTAGAGACTACACAGAGGTAGCAAGTAATGTATTAACAGATACTATTGTAAATGGATTCATAGAAAACGCAGAATTTAGAATTTTAAGAGATGTAGATTCGGATAATAATAGAAGGTATGTAACTGCTAATTTAGTGGCTTCAACTAGATTTATAGATACACCTACAAATTTACTAGTTATTAGATCTGCTCAAATAGTAGATTCTGATGGGACAGCAAGCCCTGATAATAGAGATTTCTTACAATATAGAGATACTAGTTTTATGTCAGAATTTAATCCTACAAATGATACGGGAGTGCCAAAATATTATAGTAACTGGGATGAAAATACAATTGTGGTGGCTCCCACACCTGATCAAACTTACACAATTCAATTAAATTATATCTTGAAACCCACAGGTTTATCGAGTACAAATACAACTACATATTTAAGTCTGCAGTTTCCCAACGGACTTTTGTATGCGTGTCTAGTCGAGGCATATGGTTTTCTAAAAGGGCCACAAGACCTATTGCAATTATACGAACAAAAGTATAAACAAACAGTAGAAGGCTTCTCAATAGAACAAATGGGAAGAAGAAGACGAGATGAATATCAAAGTGGTGTTCCTCGTATAGGTAAATAAGGAGAATAAACATGGCTATAACACAAGCAATTGCAAACTCGTTTAAGAAACTTTTGTTGGAAGGCGATCAAAACTTTTCAGCATCAAGTGGTGATAAGTTTAAAATAGCTCTTTATACTTCTTCAGCGACTCTAAACTCAGCAACAACTTCATTTACAACTACTAACCAAGTAGCAAACTCAGGACAGTATACTTCTGGTGGTGGAGCATTGGTAAATGGAACAGTATCAATGACTGCAGGTGTAGCAAGAGCAGACTTTGCAGATAGATCATTTACTGGAGTTACACTTACAGCTAGAGGCGCATTAATCTATAACACTTCATCGACTACAACAAATGCAGCGGTGTGCGTTCTAGATTTTGGAGCAGATAAAACAGCTACATCTGGAACGTTTACAATTCAGTTTCCAGCACCAACTTCAACAGCAGCGATTCTAAGGATCTCTGGTTAATCGTAGGAGGATACTCCTATGGCTGGCTGGAGCACAAGCACCTGGAATGTAGGTAGTTGGGGAACCGGCGCCGATAATGACGTCATCCCTACAGGGATAGCTGCGGCCTTTGGATTAGGAACAGTATCAACAGATTCAACTGTTGAATTAGGCTGGGGTAGAGATGGATGGAACCAAAGATCTTGGGGAGCTCCTAGTCAAATTGTAACTCCTGTTACACCTGAAGATGACATGACCATGTCATTGGCTTCAGTTAGTATTACAGCTGAAATAAATGGAGGTTGGGGAGCTTTTAGTTGGGGAGATAATGCCTGGGGTATTGCAGCTAATCTCATAGCCTCTGGTAATGCGGCGACAGCTACTTTAGCAAGTGCATCCGTACAAATTGATGTAGTCCCAACAATTGGAAATTTTAACATAACAGGAACTTTAGGAAGTGTAACTACATCATCAATTGTAGAAGTATTTCCAACAGGTATAGCAATGACCTCTACGTTGGCTAACGTAGACGCTGGTCCAGACGCTATGGCAACTGGTAACGCAGCAACCATGGCTCTTGGTACAATTGATGCCTTTAATCAAACAGGTTGGGGTAGACAAGGTTGGAATGTAAATGCATGGGGTGTAGAAGGTCAGTTTGCAACAGCTCTTGTTTCAGGTAATAATATAACCGCAACCGCTGGAACTCTTGGAATGACAGGAGATTCTAATTTAACAGCAAGCACTTTAAATGTAGCTCAAATAACTATAGCTAATGTAGACCCTGCGCCAGACACAATGATCACTGGTAATTTTATGTTGGGGGCTCTAGGAACTTTAGGTTTTCAAGGAGATGTCAGTCCTTCAGTAACTGGTATAGCAATGACATCTGCTTTAGGTAATGAAACTATTGACCTAAATCAAGAATTTACAGTT